TGTACATTCTAAATATCGAAATCCACATGGATCCATGGACATATATTGTGGGAGAGCGGCTGTTATTGTATCCCAAGGTTTTGATTATTATAGAATAGATATAGATGGAGGACTTTGGAATTGGTACGATGATATGCTTGAAGATAATAATGTAGGAATGTATGGGGAACTAAGAGGATTTCCACAAGCTTATTTTTCTGGGACATTCTCCATGACAGAATCGAATAAAAAAACACATTCTATAGACCTAATAGGCGAACATAAATTTTTAACCTTAAAAGTGGAATCATGAAAAAACTGAAAGCAATTTTATCCGGAGCTAATTTTATCGACAGATTATTCGATCTGAGGGAAAGAGATGTTAAACGTTCTTTAGAATCCGCGAGCGATGACGCAGAAAGACAAATGACGGAAGCCGAAATCCGATACGAGGAACTTTGTAAAAAATTGGGAGAAAAGGAAGTCAACTACACGACAACAATCAATCAGATGTTGGAGCAAAAAGACATCATCCGCCGGGCAAAAGAAACAATTGAAGCCGTGAAGGCAATCAAAGACGATTTGGAATCAGAGGTTGAATTAAAAGAGGAAGACAAAAAGAAAAAATAACTGGCAGCCCGGGAAGACGGGCAACCCGCCTACTTAGCTCAGT